TTCCTTCATACATTGCTTCACTATCTTGAAAGTACATCTGTAACCAGTCTTGCATCATTCTCATGTGATTTGTTGCATGTATCAAATGATTGTTGTCAGGCGATACAATTACTTGCTTACCATCACTTAATTGGTTGTTCTCAAGAGACGCAATAGTATCATGTCCTGTAGGTTGATTGTCTTGATCTTCCATAGGTAAATACCTATCCTTATATCTCCAACCTCTCGCTGCTGCAATGTAATCTTCCATCGCTGCTTGCCTACCTCGCTGCCCTAATTGAGGAAGTAAATTCATCACAAGCTGCATCTCCATTATATCTGCTGTCTGACTACCACTTCCTGCACTACGTGTTGCACTTACTTGTAAATGTCTTGGAAGTCCATCAGGTGTTACATTATCTCCAATCTCAAACACTTCCTCTGGAACTCCTCTTGCAATACAATTCTCTTTCCACGTCTTAACATACTCATAACCAGGATAACTAGGTTTAGAAAGTAACATCTTTCTTACAATCTCTCTAAAGAATCTATCAAGCCCATCATAGTAATGTGCAATCACATTTCTCTGTACTCTTGCTTCCCTACTTGCTTGATACTGCATAGTAAATGCACTCTGATAATCTCTATCTTGCGTTGAACTATCAAATCCAGATATATTATTATTCTCTAAAATCTTTTGCTTAAAATACCTAGACGTTTCTGCAATATTCTGTACATTGCTTCCTAAAGTATTTTGTGCTACCTCACACTCTCCTAAATCAATTATTCCTCCAGGAACAAACTTAACTGACCTATCATCTGCTCCACGCCCTGGATTACTTCTAAGAAGTAAACTACCACTTCTTATCGCTTGGTCTAGTAAACTACAATCAAGTCTTGTAATAGCTTCTACTGCTGCATATATGCTATGCCCTAGCCCTTTGTTTGAATGTAACATAGATTCACCAGGACTAAACGTAAAATACGTAAACGCTTCTCTTAAATTCTTATACTGCTTATAATTAAAATAAACAAAATCATCAGTACTTAACGATGGATGAATCATTATATGTGAGAACGCACCGTCATCATACTCTTTAACAAAGATACTTACTAACCTAATATCATCATTATACAGTGCATCAAAATAAAGATTGCCTTGCTTTAATTCACTCTGTAACCATAATGGATCTACTCTATCAGTTCTATACGCATTTACATCACTAACATTTGCAAGTCTAACAAGAAGATCTCCTAGCACCTTCTTGTTCCATACTCCATTATCCTCATCATTTAAACTATCATACACTTCCCACAAATAACGTGCAGTATACGTATTCTCAATACAGATTAAATCAATCATCTCCATGTCATTCTCTGTATTGTCAGGAACAATAAAGTTTTTAACTGATACAGGTTTAAATCTCCAATCTCTTTCATCTGGCCAGATTATTGCATTAAGTCCAAACTTCAATAATTCACCCTGATGAAAGTTCATTCTCTTATTAAAACTCGGCCACGACCGAATTACATTATTCCACTCCTCAGATATAATCTTTCCTAGCTCTGCATTCATCACACTTGCTGCCTTTCTTCCCTCTGGAGTATATCCACTTCCTTCCCCCATCTGCATTTCTTTTGGTTCTTCAAGTGTTACCTTAAAATCTGCTATAAACTCTACTTGGTTAAACAAGCTCCAATATGCAAGAACTGCTTGACGATATAATGCTTCACCGTCTTTCCAGTTTACATTACACATATCAGACAAACCCTCTTTCATCATACGTGCTGGATTATACGGAGGATTTCCATCTAACATTCCTTGTATCTTTTGATACCCACCAATTCTTTTTAAATTCCTATCTCTTAAATTTCTATATATTGCTAACGCTGCTTGTGCTGTAGGTATCACCCTCATAGGTGCTAACGCAACATTGTCTGAATTAGGATCCATCACCCCTTTTGCTTCCACACCATTCATACCACTAAACTGACTTACAGTCTGTGTCTTTGTGTTATTATATAAATTCTTCTTTGCCATTATTTATTCTCCTTAGATTTCTGTAACTCTTCCCACGCTTCTACTTGCCAACACTTAAAAGGTTTCCCAGCATAGTCCTTAGCTTGCTTTAACTCCTCTAAATCTCTTCTAAGTAAACTACCCCCAACTATCTTTCCAGAAAACCATACCTTAGAATTTAATATGCAACTACAACACTTACAAGTAAATAAATTCTGCCAGTCCCTAACTCTTCTATCCCCCACACTTTTTGCCATCATTTTATCAGTGTAATAGTGTGCAAAACTATGACCATAATTCTTTATATTGTTCTTACAATTTAAACATAACTTTGCCCTACGTGTTGCTTCCTCTTCATCAACAAACTTATCTTCTTCCTTCTGCATAACAGACTTTATATACGCTAATCCTCCTGCAATATACTGCTTAAAGTTCCTAGACACACTATCATCTTGTGGACAACAATTCTTCCTCTCACTAGAATAATTCATACACACATAATGCTCCCACACCTTTCTAAACTCTTCTATAGGTGGAAGTCCGTTTTGCTCACGATAATTCTGTACATGTGCTTCTAACTCCTCAAACGTCTTGTAGTTAGTTCCTCTAAATTCTTTCCCAGTGTCTGGATCCCTAAAACTAAATCCACAGCTAGGTACCTTGTCTATTGATTGATTAAGACTCTTAAACTTTAACATGGATTTTATCTTTTCCTCTTGTGATAATTAGACATACGTATTATACTTTATATGATAAATTACTACAAGTGTATATTTTTTATATGAGTAATTACAAAGTAATCAACAAAAACGGTAAACAATTAATCGAAGCTTACGGTAGAACCTTCCCTTACACCGACCCTCTCAATATAGAACTATTCTTGTATAGAATTAATTATCAAGGACAAGGGTGGATTCATATGCGTAACGCTGCATTTCTACTCTGGCCAGAAAAAAGAGAAACTTGGAATTATTGGACTGAAAGAAGATTCCAAGCTCACTGTGCAGGATACAACACAATAACACTTGCCGGAGGAGCGAGTACTGGTAAGGCTGTAACCTTAAATACCAAAATAAAAACCCCTTATGGATGGGTTAGAATGAAAGATATTAAAGAAGGAGATATAATCTCAGACCCACATGGAGGGATACAATTAGTAACAAAAGTTCATCCTATAAAAGAACTCCCTTATTATAAAATATCTTTTAATGATGGAACTTCTATACAATGCTGTGAAGATCATTTATGGGATATCCAAACTCAAACGAATAGATATAACAGTAAACATCAAGTAGTAAACACTAAAGCACTGTTAGATTTAGTTAATCATTATGGAAAAAATAAAATTAGTATTCCTAGAACAAAAGCTATTTGGCAACCAGAACAAAACTTACCTCTAGACCCATACATTCTAGGATTATTCATAGGGGATGGATACATAAGTAAATATGAAGATCGTATGAATATAGGTCTTGCTAAAGAACCTGTAAAAGATTTCTTGGTATCTAAAGGTTGTACTGATACTTGGAGAGATATAGATCATACTTGGAGCATTCCATTAAAACAATATAAACAACAATTAATTGACTTAGGATATTTAAATATAACAAGCAGTAGAAAGTTCATTCCTAAACAATACTTACAAGGAAGTATTAGTCAACGTGCAGCTTTACTTGCAGGATTACTAGATACTGATGGGTATTTAGCCGTAGATTGTGTATATGAATACACTACAAAATCAACTAGATTAGCAATACAAATATTACACTTAGCTAGAAGCTTAGGATACAAAGTTACTTTAAGAAAAAAATTATCTACTAGCTATGGTAAATCATATGGCATGATAAATAGAATATTCATATCTGACTGCTCTAATGGAGAACCTTTACCTACATTAAGATTAAAACCTAGACCTCCTAAAACTCGTGCTTATCAACTAATAACTTCCGTAGAGCCTATTGGAACTAGAAAAGGACGCTGTATTACCGTATCAAATAATGATGGATTATATGTAACTAAAGATTACATAGTAACTCATAACAGCCATGACGCAGGTATGATAGCCCTATTATTCTGGTTAGCAAATCCAAAAGAACGTATCGTACTCGTTGCTAGTACAAGCTTAAATGACTTACAAACTCGTATATGGGGGTATATTCAAAGATTCTATATGATGGAGCATAATAAAAATATTGTTATGCCTGGTAAAATATATGCAGCAAATCAATCCCCAAAAATACTCTATGACAAAAATGACACTCAACATGGAATATTCGCCGTACCTCTAAAACCTGGTAAGGACTCTAAACCTTCAAGTAACCTTATTGGGAGGCACGCCAAGGACGGTTTCCTTGCAATCATAGATGAAGGAACTGACGTAAACCCTGGTTTCTTAGACGCTAAAGATAACTGGGAACAAGGCGTAAACTCCTTCCAACTTATGGTTATAGGAAACAGTAATTCAAAGTTCGATCCTCATGGACTACTATCGAAGCCAATAGGAGGATGGCATACAGTAAATCCTGATACAGATTCAGAGTGGGAAACGAAACAAGGAATATGCTTGTATTTTGATTGTTATCAATCCCCTGCAATCCTTGAAAAAGATCCAGAAAAGAAAAAGAAACTAGGTAAATTTTTATTCACCGAAGAAAAAATAGAGGCTGCAAAACTAAGTCGTGGAGAAAATACTCCTGCTTTCTGGCGTTTCGTTAGAGGCTTCTGGCCTGAAGATGATGTAATACAGTCGGTGTTATCATTAGTTATCTGCGATAAATTCCACGTAGAAGAAAAATCAATGTGGGATGGTACAAAATCGCTGATAAGAATTGCAGGAATAGATCCAGCGTTTCATTCAGATGGTGATGATTGTGTGTTCCGTTGGGCAACACTTGGCATTAACGATGTTACAGGGAAGATGACATTAGACTTTGGTGGAAAGAAAAATATCCACTATATCAAAATAAATGATAGATCAGATGAACCTCCAGAATACCAAATAATGAACGCTTGTAAAAAGCTATGTAAAGAACTAGGAATACAAGAAAGAAACGTCGCTGTAGATACATGGGGTGCAGGCTCTGGATTCGGTGCATTAATCGAAAAAGAATGGTCAAAAGATATCATGCACGTGGAGTCTAGTGGGC